TACGGCCGTCTGCACACTCCAAAATTTCTTCTTTAGTAACAACATCATCTTTTTCTGTAATTACTACTTTAACATAACAATACTGGTCATCAACTTCACTTGGTTTTAAAGTCTTTATATCATTATAATACACTTTTTCACCAGCAATGGCAAGCTTGGATGCAATTAAGAACAAAATAAGAACAAATGTCCATACCATATATCTTCTAAAATCTTTATCAGGATCCATCATGGTTTTTCTACCCACCTTCCATCAGGCATTTGACATGCCGTTCCGTGTACAACTTCTCTTTTTAAACCACCGATACCTACTAAAGGCCATCTGTTCTCAATATCAATTGTAGCATCATAATCTTTACACTTAATAGGACCTACTGTATAAGACCTAGTAGTTTTGATAATACCAGAATTGCCTGTTTGAGAATTAAACCAGTTAGTATAAGATGAACCGGCAGGACCATTATCTAAGTGGTCAACAAATACTGCATTGTGTACATCATAATCTGATTTATGCATAAGTTCAGCACCTAAAAATGCACCGCCTAAGGTACAAATTGCAATCGCAGCTGGTTCAGCAGTATAACTAGCACACATAGCCGCTGTTGTACCACCACCCATAACTGCTCCGACTTGTGACCTATTGGCCGTACACGCCGTTAATAATCCGTAAGATACTGAAAGCAGGATTATTAGTTTTAATTTTCTTTTCACATTTTCCATAATCATATTGACAAACGCTACTACAACCACTAACAAGTATCGTCAGTAATATTAAGAGCGTCAATCTTTTCATATTTTTCTTTATCTTGTGAAACCATAAAACATTGATGTTGAATAGTCTCAACTAAATTGTTAATCTCATTTACATCAGACTTGACAGGTCCGTATTTCATCTCACGCAACCTGTCTGCGTCTTTTTTGATACCATCAATTTTATCACAAAGTTCACTAATCTTGTGTAACATTGTCTTTTACCTTAGCAAATAAGTCTTGAATATATAACTTATTTTTATTAAGTTGTTCTTTACCTTGAGCCCAATTTTCTTTTTGAAACTCAACAGTTTTAACCCACTCAGTTTTTAACCAATTGGTGATTTTATTATGTACACCAATTTCTTCGGCTATAGCACCTGTAGTAATAACTATATTAATTATAGATATTAGACCAGCGCCAATTAAAAGTTTCTTATAAGTTTTCATACTTTTCTCCCCGCTGTTTTTAAGTCCTCTTTACCTACGACCATATAAGGACCTTTGTTATAGGCAGGCACAACTGAAAACTGTTTAGAGATTTCAATTCTTTCTTGCCTTTGTTTGTGGTCGATTGTACCACCATTACCAAAGTTATCACTTAAACTAGGATAATTAGGTGTTTCTCTCTTATAAGGTTCAACACTTGTAAGAGGTACAAATTCTCTTGATTTGATTTTGGTTTTTAGGAGACCATGTCTGTACTTTACATATGTTTCTAGGTCAAACATCATATCGTGAAGACCTAACTTTTTCATATGTTTGTTGTGCTTTCTAAGGTCAACTTCATACTTTGAAAGTTGATTAGCAGACAAGTTCTTTGCCTTTTTTCTATTCTTTTTGAAATAGCCACTACTGTTGTTTGTGTATAATATTGCCATTATGAATAATCACTCACACTTTTTGGTTTACTATCTTCTTGCATCTCTTCAAAAGATTTATTAAATACTGACCTGTAGAAATGATTTCTAGGGTCAGGTGATTGATAAGCATTTAATAGTCTTCTAAAATTGATATCAACATCTTCAAATACTTCAGGCATATCATCTTCTAATTTAATCATGTCTTTTAGAAAATTAATTCTGTTGGTGTGTACTTTGTTGTCATCACCTTTGCCAAGTTTTATATCTTTCTCTTTGGCGATATTAAATTCTTTGTAAATGCCGTCTTTGTCGTATCTAAATGTAGTCATATATCCTTTCATAATTAAGTTAATACAAGTATCCTATCATAATCGTGGAAACTTGGCAAGCCTTAAAAAAGCTTGATTTTTACTGGTTTTTCGACCATACTCCGACCTTCGAGCAGCTCTTAAAACCAATCCTGGCGCATCCTGGCGCCTCGTTTTTCGTCAACTTTCGACTAAAAGGCGGTTTTCTTCGATTTCCGCTTGTTCATCTGCCCATTTGTCGAATTCGTTACACATGTGCTGGTACTTGTTTTTTAGGGCTACCAACTTCTTAATATCCTCTCCCACAATTGCAATGTTCTCACCATTTTCATTATTCTTCAAAACGGTTTTAAGAACATCTAGGGTTTCAAATTCTGTGACCATCATTTATCTCCTAAATCTAAGTCAATCTGTTGTGCTTCAGATTGGTCTTCACTATTCATTAGAAGCACAATGTAATGAACAGCCTTCAATAGGTCTTTTCTATTTCGACCATCTTTTTTACCATATCTGCAAAGATACTTAATTGCATTAGCTTGGCAAAAATCTTTATCTATACCAATGTCTCGTAACAGGTCTTGAACCTGTGTACCTTTTGACACTTGAGCATAGTGTTGACCATAAGTGCCTTTAATATAGTCACCTATTTCATTTAATATTTTATCTTCATTATATCTCATTTGTAGCACTCTCCTCTACTTTATCTATTTGGTTAAAATAACACCAATGTGTACCAGTGTCGCCTGTATATGTAATAGCGCCAACATAATTCAAATCGGTATCGTAAGTCTTAGCGTTAAGGCTTGTTTCGTTTTCGGCCGCTACATCATTTTTTTCAGTAGCAATACCTATGTTTATGATAGTGCCTTCTCTACCATTATTAGTGTAAACATAATCACCTACATTTATTATCATTGTATAGTCCTTTCTTCAAACATAAATTGTTTATCATAACCAAGACCGAGACAGTAGCAGATATAACCTGCATCTTTTTCGTCTTCTAGGCCTTCAGCCTCTAAAATCCACTTAATTGCCGTTTCACGGTCACCAGCACCCATTTGTACTGTATCAAAAATTCGTTTCTCAAAATTCTGGTAGTTCTCAGCCTCTTGCTTGGCTTCTCGCTCTTGCTCTTGTTTTGCTATCTTAGCAAGACTTTCAAACTCGTCTTTGAGTTCTTGGTCGGTCATATTCTTAAAGTCATAATGACGACCTTTTACGCCAAATGCTTCTTTGTGCATTTCATACACATCTGTTTCTAGGAAATACCTGTCAAGTTCGGCAGGTGTAGTGACACCATAACTTGCCCAATGGTCTAAGTCTTCAGTAATCAAACCAATCCACAGACCTGGCGTTTTAGCCATCTCTGCTTTAGACTTAGCGTTAATGTTTTGCAAGTGTTCTTTAAGTGTCATAGTCATCTCCTTAGGCAGCCAACTCATTTTCAATTACTTCATCAACATTGTATTCGTCAATGCCACAAAGTTCAACATTCTGAACATTACTGATATCAATAGCAGCCTGTTCTTTGGTAATCTTACCAAGTTTTACAGCTTTGATGATATCATCAACTTGTTCTTCGGCCATATCCCATGCCCATGATTTTACTTTACTCATATTGTAGTCCTTTCTTTGTTAATATAATATAATAATACATCAATCCAGGTTAATGTCAAGCGTTTTTTTGCTATTTTTAATCTTTTTTTAATGTCTTTCATAGTGTCTTTTTTCATCATATACTGTATCCTATCATAATCGGAACACCATGGCAACAGCTTTTTTCACTTTTTTTCGCTTTTTTTTAAGAAAAAAACCCTTGTAAATCAAGGGTTTTTAAGTGCGACATTCTGGCACTGCTGAGGGAAGGGTCGTTTTTTCTATTTCCAAGCAGATTTTACCCACTCCTGGTCACTTTCGTGAGGGTTTGGTTGACCATGAAATACTGCAATTTTGGCGTTAGGGTCTTTTTCAAAGGTCCAATCTGACTTATGAAATCTCGGACTCTCTCTGGAGAACCACTTATATGAGAAAGTCCATTGGTCGGGCATAATCTTTAAATGTGGTGTTCTTTCAACCAATCTAGATATCACATCTTGGTCACCTGCATATCTTTTTAATTGGTTTCTATCTTTTAACCAAGGCCACCAAACTAAATCTGTAGCTGTTTTATTGTTGAATTTTAGAACACTAGAATTGAATACTTTAGCAGATAGATTAAAGTTATTCATTACAGCAAAAGTATCATCTTCACCAAAGGTAAACATCTCATCAATATTGTCTAAGATAACAACATCTAAATCTAAGTAAAGATT